GGGGAGGCGAATAAAACCGCCGTCGCGAAACCGCATCAGCGCATAAATCGTCGAGTCCACCAAGTCGTCATGTGGCATGGCTGGGAACCCACAAACCTCGTCTACAACTTCTTCTGACCAGCGCCGTCCTGCTGGATACCACACCATGCCAGATGCAAAAATATCAGAAACTGCGTTTAGGCGCGCTACTTTATCGCCCGAAGCTCGAGTTGGCGTTATTTCCTGTACTGGTATTCCTGCTCTGCGCATCTCTTGGTACAGGGCAGTACCGGCTGATTTCTTTTCCACCACGAACCAATCTGGCTGCCAGTCACTGTACTCGTCGTAGGCAAGCCGTTTCAGCTCAGGAAACTCGAGGCGTTCTTTGATTGAGTTGAGCAGAATAATGTTTGCCTCCGACCTGCCCGTCTCCGGGCTGTCCATATAAAACACACCCCACGTCGTAAGCGCGGTGTAGTCAGCACGGTTGTTTTTTTCTGCTGCGGCGTCGAGTGACATGATTATGTACTCGCACTGGGGCGGGTGGTCCTTGTCCCACTCTTGCCACCACTCACGCTTAATTATCGCTGCATCTCGGGATGTCGGCTGCTGGAGGTACTGCGCCGCCCACTGGAACCCCGGCATAGACGCCTTTGTTTTTAACAGGGCTTCTACCGGCCACTGCTCAGGCCAGAGGGCCGTGTACTTCTCTTCTTCTGGAGCCGACGCCGGGGCGTCCGACCGCTCAAATAACGCCGGGAACTCCACCACATCCCACTGATCTGACCCCTCGTTGCGGATCATGTCCGTCTGCAACTTGCCAATCAGGTCTTGCTCCGCCCATCGTGTTGCTACAACAGCCACAGCACCACCGGGCATCAGACGAGTACGAGCACCGTAGGCGTACCACTCGTACGCCTTCTCGAAAACCTCGAAGTTTCCGTTCAAAATGTCCTGTTCGTTGTGGGGGTCGTCGATCACCAGCAGGTCAGCACCGCGACCTGCGATCGCACCGCCGATACCGATCGCGAAATACGTCCCGCCCTTGTTGGTATCCCACCGACCAGCCGACTTTGAGTCAGCAGCGAGGCTGACATCGGGGAAGATTTGCTTATATTCCTCGGAATTGACCAGATTTCGCACTTTACGACCGAAATCGACGGCCAGATCCGCCGTGTGCGACACCATCATTATCTTTTTGGCCGGAAAATTGCCGATAAACCACGCCGGGAAGAAAATTGACGTCAGCTGGGACTTACCCATACGAGGTGCGATGCTGACTGTGACGCGGGACTTGCGTCCGTAGGCCATATCTTCGAGAAGTTGGGCCAATTTTCTGTGATGTCTGCCGATTTTGTACTCCGGCATCATCATTTTGGCGAAATCCAGCAGATTTAAGCGCGCGGCGTTGGCTTTTCTGCGGTTTTCCAGCTCCTCGACCACGCTTAGCACCTGCATCTTCTCCGCCTCGCTCATTTTGTCGAGGTTTGAGAGCAGTGCTACGATCTCTTCTTGCGTTAATTCAGCAGCTTGCGCGCCCATCTTAAAGTTCGTTCAGAAGATCGTCAGCGGTTACTGTCTCAGCCAACCGTTTGGCCTCGTACATACTGCGTTCTTCAAACAACCCTTCCTCAATTTCCTCGGCTTGGCCGTCTATTAGGCGGCTTAACTTGCTGCGAAGGAGGTCAGTGAGCTCTTCCGTGCTCTGGTGCTTGATTGTTACTTCCTTCCGCTCGGTGAACAGGCCGACATCGCTGATCTTACCCAGCAATTCGTAGGCACGAAGGCGGATTTTTGGATCTGGGTCGGAGGTTTCCTCCAGCAGGCGGTTGGTGACGTAGGTCCGCACCTGCTGGGCATCGTGAATTATTGAGTAGTCGTACTCGGTGAGGAGCGCCTCGAGCTTGAGCATCACCCCCGGCAGTGTCCGTTCGTACTTCGTGGGGGTGCGCGCTTCCTCAAAAATGTCTTGGGCGCGCATTTCGTCCTCTGGCTCGACGGTAATTTCGTCGTCGCCAAGGTCTTGCATCAGTTTCGCTGTATTGGCAGCCGCGAAGATTTCTTCCCTGTCCGTCAGGCGCGGCTTTTCAACGGCGTCGAATGGCACCGTTTCAAGAGGAGGGATCAGGCCCTCGTCGTTCAGCAGGTAATCAAGCGTCATTTTTGCGTAGCCGTAGCTAAGTTTGGCAGAGAGTAGGGCATAAACGTAATAAAAACAAGGGACTCCTAGATAAATCGCGCGGAATTTGTAATCTGACTGGATTGGTCAGGAATTGCAAGGGGGGTGGGGGGTCTTGAAAATTTTTAGTGGTTGTTTGTGTGGAATGGCATGTATGTAAGTAGAGCGGACAGGCCGAAATTTTTGGGGTGCGGGGGTCGCTGGGACACTTATCTATAAAGCGCAAGCCCTCCCCGTTCCGCTAAAAAAGTTTTGGGGATTGTCCCGACTGTGCTATAACTAAATTGTCGGTTGCATTGCCCGACTTTTTCCCGCAATGCTTTTATTGGAGATTGTTCAAATGAACAAAAACGCAGCAAGCGCTAACGGCGCAATTGATACCGCTATCCTTTCCACCTTTCGTGATGCTGGCGCAGCTTGTGAGAGCGCCGAATATGGCGTGGCGAATGCGGTAGATACCGCAGGGGCTCTAGTGAAAGACAAGCTCGGCTTAAAGGCGGGCTCAATCCTTGAGCATGACTTGTGGATTAAATCACGCGGCGCATTCCATGCCGGCTATATGTTGTCAGCCGGTAAGCGCTGGAAAGCCGAGAACGGCGGACGCACTATGCCGAAAGATGTGCAGGAACTCGCAAGCAAGGCGGGCGAGAAAATGGCAACGCGTGTTCGCAATTACCTGATCGACGCAGGCGTTGAGATTAAACAGTCGGAAAGCGCGGACGCAGTAAAAAAGCGCCAGCAACGCGAGGCGAAAGCCGCCGAGCGCCAGGCGCAGGACGCGCAGATTGTCCAGCAGGTACGCGCTCGCGCTGATGCCGAAGGCACTGACGAAATGCTCGCCGCTATCGAAATCGCAAAAGGCAATCCAGCACGCATGACGAAAATCATGGAGGCGCTGGCTCGCACTCACGCAGTCGAAAACAAGGCGGAACTCGCCGCGCAGGACGCAGAACTTAAAGAACTGCGCTCGCAAGTACGCGCTCGCGTAAAAGACGCGGACGCAGAAACCCTCCGCGCCATGCTCGCCTGCTAATCCAGTAGGCGCATTGCCCGCACGCCGCAAGGCGTGCGGGCTTTTTTTTTCGGTACGGTCACGGGCTTTGATACGGTCATAGTCTTCGCTTCGCTCGACTATGTATTTCTGCTCGCTTCGCTCGGCTTTGATGCGGACTCGCTTCGCTCGTATTTCTATGCGCTGCCGCGCTCGCTTCGCTTCGCGCTATGCGCATGATACGGCGTTCGCTTCGCTCACAGGCTTCGCTTCGCTCAGCGTTTATTCCTTCCGCTGTTCCGCGTTAGCGTAACGAGCGGAACGGTCACGATGTCAAGCGGGACATTTGGACATTTTGTCCGTTTGTCCAGTTCCGCAGGATTATTTTTGGGGAACACTGAGTCGAGCGGGGCGGCGAGCAGGTTCGGTCACGCTGGGCACAGAGTCGAGCGGGGAGACAAATGGACTTCGTGTCTGTTTGTCCCCTATTCCGCACGGAATGCTGTAAGTCGTTGATTCTAGGGCATTGTTCCTGTTGTTCCAAAAAAGGCGATTTTGTTCCACGCATGGAACACTGCAAGTGGTTGATTCTGAAGCATTGTTCCAGTTGTTCCTTCTTATTATATTATTTATGAGATATATTTTTTTTTAGTTTTTAGGGGGTTTGGCGGCACGCTCGCTCGGTTTTTCGCGAAACCCATTTCATTCTCGCTGGCTCAATTTTTGGAACAATGGAACAACCCCCCAAAAACACCAAATTCTCTTAGGGGGACAACCACTTACATCGTTCCGCGCGGAGGAACAACGCCACCCTCCGCAACCCCAAAAACCTAGCCCCCACGGGGCGTTCCCGCCGTTCCACCCCCTTGGAACAACCCCAACACTTCTCCACACCTCACACCACTTCCCCCCACCTCACGCCACATAAAAAAGTACTACTAAGCAACACAAAGCACCACAAAGGACACCATATTGACTTTAAGCACAAAACGCTGTATAATCCGCAAATGTCAGAGATTTTTCACTTTGATACGCATTATTCCCCACTAAATCCACAACTCGGAGCAAAGACCTTCCCCACTAAATCGTTTATTTTTAACTTTTCGGGACAAACGGACACAAAGTCCAAATGTCCCCCAACCGGAGCAACAAAGGAAACGCTATGGAAATCGACAAGACTCTGCGCCGTGCGGCGCGCAACTACGCCATCGAAGCGGCCAACCTTGCGGTGCTAAAGCACCACGACAACGACGCGTGGCAAGACCATTTCATCCACCACTTCAAAAGCCTGACTGACCCAGCGTACAGCGGATTCCCCCTGCCTAGTGCCGAGTGGATCGAGCGTTGGGCGTACACAATTTAAGGAGAACGACATGAACAACACACAACCCAACAACCCCACAGTCTATGTGGTCATGCACAACCTAGTGATTCTGGGTGCGTACTCACGCCCCGAGTGGGCAGCACACGCTGTGCTAAAAAAGTTAGAGGAAGAGCATATTGCGCGGACTCAGCGTGCGGTGGAGTTCAAATTCCAGATGCCGGACGGTGTGTACCTGCTGCGCGCAGGGTATGACGAGGCGGACGAGTTCGACCTCGTGTACCACCCGACGCTTGAACAGATCGAGCAGACAATCACAGAGCGTGCCAACTTCATGGGCGTGACGGTGGCAGGCATCGGCTCCAGCACATACGCGCTCAACATCATCCCCGTGGTGATGGACGCCTGAGTTGCTTAATTTTTAATCACAGGGACAAACGGACATTGTGTCCAAATGTCCACTATTAGGAGAACGCTATGAAAAAGCATGAAATCAATCTGCACTTCGAGGCTGACGGCATACACGCTGGCGTTGCCGAGTTTGAGTGGAACAATCAGCAGTACCGCGCGATCAAGCAGTACGAAGATAACCCAGACAACCCGTGGGAAGCATGGTGCTGCCAGCCGCCAGTAGTCGGCTACGGCGGGAGAAATTACAACTACCGCAGCGGCGGGGCGGACAACCCACCGAGCCTGACTTACTCACAGAGCATGCGGAACCACCGAGAGATCGAGCGCCTGATTAAAGACACGCACCGCGACAACTACTGGACGGATAGCGAAGCCGACGAGTTCAACCTGCTGGAGTATCTGCTCGGCGACAAGCCAGTTGAGATCGGTGGCTATGTGTACACCGTGGAGGATCTGGTGGCCGAGGTGATCGACGAGTACCTGTCCGGCAGCATGGACAGCGAGATGCTCGACCGCATGGAGGAGGTGTGGGAGTGGGCAGATGTGCGGACTTGGCGCGATACGCTGGTTGGCTACTCGCAGGGTGATTGGATCGACACACTGCTCGTTGCGACGCCGGAGTGGATTGAAAAATCAAAGGGAGATTCGCACACGCCCGATGCCGTGATCGACCAAGCCCTAGAGAACGCAGCCACCGTGTTCGGTGCGTATATGTTCGGCGATGTGTACGGCGTGACTGTGGAAAAACTTATAAGCAACGGCGATGACGATGCAGAGTGGGAAGAAGTCGAGTCCTGCTGGGGGTTCTACGGCTACAACGACGAGACATCCGGCCTCGCTCAGTTCGTGCGCGGTGCGGTTGCAGACTGGCAGATGGAGGCAGCATGAGAGGGGAAGATGACAACGACTATACGCACCCAGAGAAACCGATCTACACAAAAACCGACTTAAAACTGACGGTTCGCGAAGAAACTACGCGACACCTGCGTGCGTTGGCTATGAAAGCAAAAGAGCGGGACATGATCGACTACATCGCGCAGTTGATGTTTGTACACACCGGAGACGAGTGGCCTGATGGCTACGAAACAAAGGACGACATAAAAAACTGGCTGCGCCAGTCAGTCGTCGAGGAGTTATTCAGATGAACATTTTTGCAGTAAATGAAAGCCCATCGGAAGCAGCGCAGGACTTGTGCGATGCCCATGTGGTGAAGATGATCCTAGAAACCGCGCAGATTCTATGTACGGTGCATGACCTGTACGGTGAGTGGCAGGAGTGGATGTACAAGCCCACGCACAGAGGCCACCCCTCGGTGAAGTGGGCGGCGGAGAACGACTGTAATTACAGTTGGCTGACATACCATTTCTACGCGCTGGGCAGCGAGTACACCCGCAGGTACAACAAGAAGCACCGAACGATGGAGAAGTTTGGCGGCAAACTGTCGTACCCACCGACAAGAATCCCTCGTGCAGACAGGCAGACACCGTTTGCGTTGGCGATGCCAGACCAGTACAAGTTCTTCGATACGCCAGTCGACTGCTACCGTGCGTACTACGCTGGAGTAAAGAGCAAGATGGACAGGTTCACATACCGAGGCAGAACTAAACCTGCGTGGTTGGACGAGTGGCAGAACAGGTTGGCGACCTAATCGCTGAGGATTAGTGCGTTCGTGCCTCGGGGTTTT